GCACCGGTGTGCAGCCGCGCGAAGCGAGCGACGGTCACATTTCCTGCGAGCGTCACCCCGGGATCGAGGCTGCAAGCCTCACGCAGCACGCAATGATGATCCACCTGGGCACCGCTGTTGAGAACAGCCCCCAGGCCGATCTCCGCCCGATAGCCGACCAATGATCTGGCATGCAGGATCACATTGGCAGCCAGCAGCGCGTCCGCCAGCACGAGGGCGCTTGGGTGAATGGCCGAAGCGAGTTCGATGCCGGCGGCTTGAGCCCGCTCGATCTCGCGCAAGCGCTGATGATTGTCGGAATGAGTGACCAGGGCCGCCCCGATCCCGGCGCGGTGCAGCGCCTGCGGCCAGTCAGCGGCACAAATCAGCTGCCGGCCCTTGAATTGCCCCTGCTCGGGAATGGCAAACTGGCTGGCATCGCGATCGGACATCGCCGCCGCGCGCGTCACATCCGGCGGGCGATCCGCAGGATGAACAAAACACACAACGTTCAACCCGGCCGCGCCAGCCCAGCTATCGACCAGGCCGGCGGATCCTTCCTCCCAGCCGACAATTGCAACGTCCTTGAGCATCCGCCATACCGCTCCGCATTATGCGACATATGTCGGCACTCTAGAGCCCGGCTGCTATCGATGGAAGCATCTTTGCGGTCACGATGATTCGGATGGACGATTATCCCGACCCGAACGGATGGACGCGCAGGGTCCACAGAACCACCCTGCACGCGGCGCGAAATTGATCTGCCCGTCAACGCCACGCGGGATGACGCGCGCACAGGACTGCCGTTGATCATTCGAGCGGCCGGAAATCTGGCCCGGCGGAGATGCTAGGGAGCAGCAACCGCGTTTGTGGGGGTGGCGCGGGTGCTCGTTTCCGCGTGGCCGTAGATCTGGTCAATGGCCATGATCTTGGCGGCATTGCAGGCGTTGCTCAGGCGATATTGATTGAGCAGGCCAAGCAGATCGACATCCGTGGTGATATCGGCCGCCACCCAGGCCGGTTCGTCGCAAGGATGGCGCAGGCTGTCAGGCAAGGCGCGATAGACCGCGACAGTCTCAATTACCGGTGGGAGCGGTTGCAGCTCCGCCGGCTTGTTGGTGCAAGCCGCCAAGAACATCGAGAACGATAGGCCCCAGTGACCGTATTTGATCCGGATGTGCATGTGCCCTCGCCTTCAATTGAGCAATCTGTTGCGTGAGATCATTCAGCTGCCGGCGACGCTCGACCTCGGTCGCATCGGCAATCATTGCGGCGGCAGCCGCATCCGCTCGCTGGCGCGTCAGCTGCGCGGCCTGATCACGAATGACGTCGTCGCGCTGTCCGGCCGCCGCCTGCCAGCGCGCCACATCGGCATCGGCCCGGTCAAGACGTTGGTGCAGCGCCGTATCGGCCGCACGTACAGCTTCCAACCGCGCTGACTGCACCCAAAGCGCCGCCCCCAGGCTCAGAATGATCGCCACGAATAGCAGCCAAGGCAGCAGTTTGCGAACCGACCAACCACCCAAGTCGGCGGCGACAGGTGCCAGGAAAGCCATAGCTAGCGCCTCTTTCATGTTGTCAATCGTCAGCGATCGGCAGCGCCCGTCAGCGAGCGTGCTTGACAATCATCGATGTCCAGATTGGGTCAGCGATGCAATTGCTGCTGCCAGTCAGCGATATACGCGACGTAGTCCCGGGTCTGATCGGCGTTCTGCTGACCCGTTACTTGAGCAAGACAAGGTGCGATCTCCTGCCAGAGATGGCCATGACACAAACGTTGCGCCGCCAGGATATTGCCAGTACCAGCGTTATAGGAGGCCTCGGCTAGGCGATGCTTCTCCATCAAGCTACGATCATCGATCCAGACACTGCGCAACTGCGCCATGTAGTAGGCGCCAGCCGCAATAGCGTACTTCGCCACATGCGGGGACATCCCAGCCCAGCCAAGCTGTCGCGAGACATCCGCCCAGGTCGCCGGCATGAACTGCGCCAACCCGCTAGCGCCCACCGCGGATTCAGCATCCGGGTCGAGGCGCGATTCCTGATAAAGCTGCGCCTTCCACCACGTCCAGTCCGGCTGCCCCGCCCAATAGCGATGCACGGCACTGCGGATCTGATCGTCATAACGCGTGGTGAAATCAACCGCGAACGAATGCCGAGGCCAGCAGACACAGGCCAGCAAAGCGCAGGCCGTAATAAATCGCCGTCGAAATTGCACTCTCATGAATCCGATCGATCACCATACGAAAGTGACCGCCTTTCATTTTCGAGATACGCCGATCGAGATAGACGGAAGCGATCAGCAGAACGCCAAAACCGATCACCGCGTACAGAAGATTGAGCACAAACGACAAAAGGATCGCCATTCAGGGCCTCACATTGACGTGCTCGAAAATAAGATTGGCAAGGTTAGCAATCGCGACGCCGATTGACGCAACAATTAAGAGCGCTTTCCAGCCACCACGAGCTTGGTTAAGTTGAGCGGTCAGCTCCTTCATGCCGGCGTTGAGCGCGCGCATATCTTTGTTCAGATTCTCAATCGTATGCTCTAGTTGCACAACAGTGGCTTTTAGCTCACCGAATTGTTGTGGGCTAATTTCGGTCATGGCCGTTCCTTCTAGGTTGAGCCTGATGGAATCAGAGCCTTCTCCAGTCTTTCCAACCACGTGTATAGATGCCGGCTAGACCCGTCGACACATTGGCACGCAATCCGACCTGACCCGACGCATTTGTGATGAGGTACGGAAAAGGCTGTCCACCAACATAGGTCGTAGAATTGGCTGACGTGTGATCTGAATCTCCACCAGCAGAGACAACCGCGACATCTGAGTCATCCGGGCTGGTAGCACTTACTGTCATTTGGCCCGCGGTAGCAGCTGCCCACGGGCGAATGAAGGGTTGCACTTTGATCCCGGTAGGAACGGAAAGTAAGTATAACGTGCGTGCTGCCGTGGAAGGAGCAACATTAACATCCAAAATATGGGTAGGGAGAAGGCATATCAGTGAGCCACCTTCACCTTCAGTCGCGCTATATATCGTCTGGCTACCACTACTATTGGTTATCACCGAAAACACCCGCCGGTAAAAGCCATTGTATCCGTTCGGCAATGTCGGCGTCAGTGCTGTCGATGCGAAGCTGCAGACGCCGTTGGACCCGTAGCAGATAAAAAAGTGGATCGTGCTGCTATTGGGCAATGTGGTGCCGCCTTGATAGCCGTTGGCGGCGTTGCCGTTGCTGACGGCCCAGTTCAAGGTCGAGGGTGAGCGGATGCCGATCGTGTTGCTTTGGTCAACGGCGGCACCGGGCGTGATCGACAGGGTGGCGGTCGTGTTGGTGCCGGCGATGTTGGTCGGGATCAGGCCAGTGATGGCACCAAACCCGATTGGTGCCGTTGCATCAAGCATGGCGGGAGATACTTGCATTGTCATGGCTTACCACCCCGTCTTGAAGTCATAGTCCGCGAGCGATGCGATATCGGTCAGTGCCAGAGCTGCATCCTTATGCGCACGGGCGGTGAATCTCCAGCGCGTGACTTGGCTATCCGCCGCACTGGCAAGATCGTCCATGCCCTGGGCGGAGAGCGGCAGCAAGCTGTTATCCGCCATGATCCAGGCAAAATCGGCGGGCCAGACACCCTGCCCTGCCAGCGCGAATTTGGCCAGGGTGCCCTTGGCGATGATGTGCTGCTGGCTGCGCTCGTCGAGCTGCAGAAACTTTCCGGCAAAGAGCATGCCGGCGGCGAGAAGCTGATCGCGATAGGCATCGATTTCGGTGCATTTTGAGCGCTGCAAAACCGCGATATCCGGCCCGCTTGGCCGCGCATAAACGGTGCCATCAAAATGCCAGCCTTGTGCGACATCATCCGGAGCATCAGTCCTGATATCCCGCATCAACGTGGGATGCAGTACCGGCAAAACATCGAACAGCTCCACGATGCTGCCCTGGTCGATACGAACGATCCTGGTCATCAGGCATATTCCTCCACAATGACGATGCCGGAGCCACCATTGCCGCCGGCACAGCTGCCGCTTTGATAAGAGGTTGCACCGCCGGAACCGCCACCACCGGTGTTCGGGTCAGCATTGATGCCGGCAATCGGCCTGGTCGAGGGATTGCCGTGTCCGCGTGCACCTGGTCCGCCGAAGGGGCCGGCGCCGCGACCACCTGGTGCTAACCGCCCCGTATCGCCGTAATAGTTCCACCACACCGAGGCATCGCCGCGCAGATTGATATCGCCACCTGTGCCAATGCCGCCTTGCACCACGACATCGGCGCCCAGCAGACCGCCCGATCCTCCGGTGGCAGAGCACCAGCTGCCGAACGATGAGGTTCCGCCCGTGGCGCCGTTATTGCTGCCGGCGGCACCACCGTTGCCACCACCGCCAACGGTCACAGGCACCGGTCCACTGCCGTATGCCAGCACGATATCGGAGGCGAGAATCTTCTTGAGCGCATAGCCACCGCCACATCCCGGCACGCCATGGCCGGTATAGCTGGCTGCGCCAGTGTCACCAGATGCGCCGCCGCCGCCGCCCAGAACATGGACCACGACGTAATTGGCAGCGGCATTGCGGTTGTAGCTGTTAGCCCCGACGGTGGTGAAGACGACCCGATTGAGCAAGCGGCCGAGCTGCACCGTCGCCGGATCCAGCTTGACGGCGGTGACCGTCCCATCCGGCAGCTTCGATGTCACCACGGCGCCATCCTGAATCTTCGACGCTGTCACTGAACCATCGGCCGGCGTGCCGATGGCCAGCGTCGAGGCCACCAAAGCAAGGATATTGCCGGTGCCGGCCGGAGGGGCGCTTGTGAAAGTCAGCGACGTGCCGCTGAAGGAGAAATCCATGACGGGTCGCTGCGTCACACCATTGATCGAGACCAGGATTGCGTTGACGCTGGATGGTGTGCTGGATAGCGTGAAAGTCGTCTGCGCACCATTGCCGGAGAAGACGTTGCTGGCAAAGCTCGCCGGTTGCGCGACGGCGGTATCCTGCCAACCGGCACCAGCCGAATAGATCCGAAGCCTGGCCGATGCCCCATTCCAATAGAGCGCGCCGCCAGCCAGCGGATTGCCGCTATTATCGACGGTCGGGTCGACAGCAAAGGCGCCGAGATATTGATTATGGAAGGTAAGCCAAGTGTTGTTGGCGCTATTAGCGCTCGCCGCCGCGGCGGCGGCATTGATGGCGATGGAATTGAACACCGCTGACGGGTCTTGCGTGCTGGAGACCTGGACCGTCACGGCCCGCGTCAACTTTTCCGCCAATTGCTGGCACTGATACACGACGCGATCGAGGGCGTTCTCGATGACCTTGGGATAGAAGCCACCCTGATTGGTGATGCTGGTCGATTGCGTGTTGGCGACGGTCCGTAACAACGTCAACCTCTCCTGCGGCCCCATGGCCGATCCGCCGCTCAGCGGATAAGTGACCGTGATGCCGGCATCGGCGCCAAAACCGGATACGCTGTAGACTGCGGGGTTGAGAATCGTCTCCACGCCCATGCCATCGGTGTAGATGACCTGCAGGTCATTCGCCCCATCGACCCGAAAGCCCGTCGAGAACTGCGTGACCGCATTGTTGCCAATGAACGGGCCTGCCTTGTTTGTTGTGGTCTGGACAGTCATGGCACCTCACATTGAGTACATGCCAATTATAGCATGATAATTGATAAAATAGCAACACACAGATAACGAAAACGCACGGAGATCAGAGCCCAACGGTCGACAGCACGGAACAGGGGCATGGCAAGGCGCATCAAAAAAGCCAGAGCGGCAAAGGCACTCTAATGATCGCTTGCCGTTGCACCGGCGTGAGTCACGCCGGCGATCAAATCATTCGCCGAACAGCCGGCAGAAATCAGCCTCAGCACACACTGGCATTGGTCGTCTTGCCGCTCTTCAGCAGAATGCCGACAGAGCATTCGTAGCTGCCGTCGCCTTCGTCCACACAGGTCAGCCCACCGGCCGTCTTACTGTGCGTGACGTCTTGATCGCAGCCCAAAGCGGCCTTCGCCGGCATCGCCTGATAGATGTCGCGCGCCGCCGAACCACTGATATAGAGCGACAGGCTGTCTGCCGTCTTGTCGGTATCGCCCGACGGCGCTTCGTGGTTGAAGAAGCCGTAGGTGACCTCGGTCTTGCCACCTAGCTGCTTGAGATCGGCGGCTTGGATGGCAACGCCGACCAGGCTAGACGCCACCAGGGCAAATCCGACAATCCATAAATAGCGCGTCATTCGCCACTCCTATGAGCATGACCGTATGGCAGCGGTCTCCATTTATCGTGTGCCTTTTGACATCGGCATGAATGTGATCATCATGACCATCCCCCTGCCGAAGAAGCCGCCAAACACTTTGCTAGCCTTGGGACCATCGCAGTGGCTGACTATAATTTTTCCGATGTCTTTTATCAATTGTTTTATCTTAAAAGTTGCATCAGACGCGCACCCAGCGGCAGCGGGCTTCTTCTGGCCACCAATGGGTATCGAGGCATAGGCCGGGCATATTGCGTGGCCTGATTGGGCGGCTATCGCCGCTCGATCGGTTGTTCTGACGCAGACTGTTGCAAGACGCGGTTCGTCTCCTGGTTGGCCTGGCTGAGGAATTGCGTGGCCGTCATCTGTGCACCAACGGCCGCTTGATCGCCCGGCAGCAGATCCGCCCCCCAGCGCTTGTACAGCGCCTGAGCAGCTGCGACATCCTTCTGGTCGAGGGCGCCCTCGATCCTGGCACGCACGAAGTCGCTCGCCGTCTGCTGTCGCGCGCTCCCTTGCACTGCCATGATCTCCTGCGGGCTGGCATCTGGCCGTTGTGTCGTCAGTTGACGCACTGCCTGATCGGCGCGGGTTGTCGCTGCAACATGCAAGCGCGTCAGAAACGTTGATGTGTCGTTGTACAGCAGCCCGACGGCACTGCGCCCCAAGTCAACCTGCTGGTTGTCAACGTCATCGGCATAGACACGTTGTTGTGCCAAAGCGTGACGCTGGATTGTATCCCTCGCCAACGCTCCCCAGACATCGGTTGCGGCCCGTATCTTTTGAGCTGCTTCCGGCGTTGGAGCCTTGGCAACGATCTCGGCCTGCTGCGCATCAATGTCCCGCAGGGCGGCGGATTGCGCCAATACCGCATCTTTGCCCTTCAATGTCAGAACGCCACGCTGAATCCCTTGGACATTCACGTCATAGCGATTGACACCGTCCTGTGCATCACTTGCCTTGGCGGCTTTCTCCGCCGCAAGGCGTTCCTCCTGGGCTTTGTGATAATTCTCACTTGCCGCGCCGAATGATGTACCTACGGCCAACATCGACTTGCCAATATTGTTACCAAACTGGTCTGCTGTCGCCTGCACCTTAAAATACGGCGAATTCGCCGGCGCGGCCTTGACGTCCTGTTCGTTGATGCCGGGAATCAGTGGCATTCGATCGACACTCCAGCGGTTGGTCCTGACACATCACATATCCGCAGCTCATGAAAGCCAGTCGGCGTGAGAGCTAGGGGATATATCCAGCTATCTTCGACGCACCGCTCAGCAACGAAGCGCCGGCATCGAAATAACTGGCCGTCTTGGCATTGCGGGCTTCCATGCGCCGCAACTGGCTTTCGGCCTGGAAGTCCATGCCCTGCACCTGATACTGCCGGGCTTCCAAGGCGGCGTTATGCCGAATCGTCAACGCGTCCAGCTCGCCGGTCGCGGCAATGTCGCCAACCAGGTCAAGCGCCGAGCCGCTGGAGAGATCCGCTCCCTGGGCAGCCAGGCTGCTGCGCTGCTGGCCGATCAGAAACTGTGTTTTCTTGCGCTGCTGCTGCTCTTCGGCAGCGCCACGGTCGAGGGCATCCTGGGCGTTTTGCTGCGCGATGACCTGATTGTTGCGGGCAACCGCCGCGTTGTATTTGGCTTGAGCCGCCTGGGCTTGGCCTTGTTGTATGTTGCCGGCAACCGACATGGCGGTGCTTGCGACCGTCATAGCGATCATGATCGGCACGGCTGCCGGGCCGTAAAGCATCGCGTAGCGCTCTGGCTGAGCGGGATGCCGCGCTGGATGGCGCATCATGTCCTCCGCATCTCGAAACGGTGAAATGACATTGCAAAGGGCCCATAGGGCTCTACCGGATAAAGCGTGAAACCCATCCAGCGCAGCCAGCGAACCGACATCGCATATCTGGCATCAACCCAGTTGCGCAGAATGGGAAACAACGTCAGCATCTCCGAGAGGAATGGGCGGTAATGCCGCAGGAATTGCAGTTGCTGACGCTCGACCAGATCGCTGGAGAGCAGCCAGGGAATACCGACGCCGCTCAGCACGGATTCCGAACTGACGCCGAACAGACAGGCCGGCCTGCCATCGACACGCCAGCACCAGGCTGCCAGCGCGCAGTTCAGCGAGACAAGCAGTCCATCCAGCGGGCTCAAAGCCGCCGCCGCCCAGACTTCATCTCGATCTGCCGGGCGCATGATGGGTGCCAGATCGTGGGCATGTGCCAGCTCTGCCGGCACGATATCATAGCGTGCACAGGTCTGTGGCAGGTCCAGCCGTTGCGGTTCAGGCGCCAAGCTCGACCTCCGGGATGACGGCCAATACTGTGCAGGGTAAGGGATTGTCCTGGCGAATCAGGATGCGGCCATTGCTGTTCCAGGTCGGATCAAGAATCACCCGCTCCTGCCCGGTCAGCAGGCCGATCGGCGTTCCATACATTTGCGTGCTGCGTTCCTTGACCTCGGTCAGGCGGCTATAGGTCGCGTTCTCATTGACACCGCCGACCTTGATGCCTCGGCTGTTCTCCAGTTTAACGTTGACGGCGGCGATCTTCTTGCGCTTGCCCTGGATGGTCGGGTCCCCGACATCGAGATCCAGCGTCTCCAGCTCGGCGTCATAGGGCAGGCCAATGACTATCTGGCTGGCTGGTGTGTCCAAAGCTATGGCCCCGCCGCTGACCACTGCTGGTGGAAAGACATTGCCATCGCCCAGAATGCCGACCGTCTTCCCCTCGAGATGCGACAAGCCACTGACCGTGGTGGTCGGCGGGCCGCTATATTCAAGGGCGCAGTCCAGGAACCAGGCATCCGCGACACCAGAGAACTGCCGGCTATGCAGGCGCTCGACATAGCGTCGGCTCTGGCCGTTGATCACACGCCGGATGATGAAATAGGCGACATCCTCGCCGTCCTCGGAGATCACCGCGACGCTCTCAAAGAAGCCGTCGGTATCATGCCGATGCCAACCAAAGACATTCTGCTCTTTCATATAGGTGAAGCCCAGCATGACGCCATCGTCACGGACCGCCCAGATGATGCGGAAAGGTTCCTGGGCATATCCCCATTCCACAATGCTATGGCCGTGAAACAGATGATCCGCCCAGACCGATCGATCGGTGCCGGTATAGCTGTCGCTGGCGAATTCATAGGAAATATCACGCACCACGCTGCCCTTCTCCTGGATGAACAGGATGGTGTTATTTGCGGCGATTGGTTGAATATCGGCGCAGCCGTTGTAGCTTTGCGGTTTCGTATAGCAATTTGCCGGCGTGATGGCATCGCTGTTGGAGCCCGCAAAGCACTTCCATTCCGCCCCGCTGGTCAGCAGGATCAGCACATTCATCGAGACCATATGCTTGATGGCATTGACCTGGGCGGCGACCAAGGTCCGTGTGATCGCATCGTCATCCTTGGTCGGCGACGAGACATTCATATTTCGAAAATTGCCGGTCTGCGTTGCCCAGAATGTCTGTGGCTGCTTCACGGAATTGGCGAAAAACTTGCGCTGCTCATGATATGCGACGGTACTGGGCCAATTGCCGCCGGCAAAGGGATCGCGCCCACTGGGTGGCGTATCGCTGGTATCAGGCTTGATGAAGTCATCCTTGAATGACGTGCTTAAAGATGAACCGATCACGCCAAAAGTGCCGCTCACCTCACGGTACACGTTATACTTGGCAACGCCCGGTTGGCTGGCCCAGGTCACCGTGATCGGCGTTGTGCTGGACAGCGCCGCGGCGGCCGTCGTGCGGACAAAGCACAGGCTCAAACTGCCGCCACTCGCATAAGCGCTGAATCCCGTGCTGTCGAGATTGCTGTTATCGGTCTGGCGCAGCTCCACCGTCGTCGCGGTCAATACATTGACCAGGCCGGTGCGCGCATTGATCTCCACCATGCCGGTCACGTTTTGCACCAGGACTTCGTCACCATTGACCAGGTTATGGGCCGCCGCCGTCGTCACCACGGCGGGATTGGCGCGGGTTATATTACTGATGGCGACGGACGCGCCGGTGCCAGGCAGGCTCTCCTCGGTGTCGTCGGCATTGACCGCCGTCACCTTGTAGCGATAGGTGGTCGATCCGCTGCTGGGCACGGTCAGGCCGAGGCCGCTGGGTCGCGACACCTGTGGGGCAAAGCTGACTGGCGTAAACACCCAAGCAGCGTCACCACTGCGACTCCGATCTTGCGGCTGATAAGCGGGGTGGCAGAATGTCATCACATCGGCCGATTGGGTGTATTTCAGCCTCGGCAGGTCGGCCACCGCGTAAGGGGTGGCAATCTGATAGATCGTGCTCGGCCCCGACAGCACATAGCCGCCATCCTTGATCACCCGCAGCAGATGATCGCCGAACTCGAGGACATAGGTGACCTGGCCGTTGAATTGGAACGGAATCAGGCGGCCACGCTTGCTGCTATCGGCCACTTCGCCGATGAATTCGGTGCCGGGCCGATTGCTGGCACTGCCGCCGGGATGCACAAAGAAATTGCGCATCTTCCGGGTGCCGATCCGATAGGTCGCCTGATCGACCCGACCATAGAGCTTCGGCGACAGTTCGCCGGCCGCGAAGCTGGGTTGGATGACATTCTGGCTCATCGGGCGGTGATCCAATCGGGCAGGACGGCCTGCAGATGCACACCCTCATTGGCATCGGCGGTGGCCGCCTCGCTCAAGGCAAGGCGCCATTGGCTGAGGCAGGCCTGCATTAGGGTGCTGCTGCCGGTCAGGGGAATCGCCAGTTGCGCACCGCAGGCCCAGGAAATCGCGCTGACGAATCCGGCCGGAAACAGCGCTGTATTGGTAACGCGCTTCGTGTAATAGGCCATCGCCTGCGGTTGGTCGCAATAGATGACCTTCAGGTCATTTCCCTGACTGTCGAGGTCGATTGCCGCCTCATAGGCGATCGGCGGCGCCGCAAGATTGGCGACACCGGCATTATCGATCTGCGCCGTCGTACCGGCCAAAGACGCCGCACTGCCGGTCGGGCTGCCGGTATTGAGCGACAGCGGCTGGAAGATGCCGCGGATCTTCAGGCAATCGCTGGGATATGCATAGCGATAAAGCCAATCGAGCGGCGGCGAGCCGAGATCGGCGAGATAGCGCCGGGCCCGGGCAAAGCCCCAATCAACTGCGTCCAATGTCTCGTCGCGCGCCTGTTCATATATGATGTTGAAGCTGCGCGCCTCAGGTGAATCCTCGGCGAGGTCGGCGATGCTGGACCGTGTGCCGATGCGTGACAGGGATAGATTGGCGATGGCGATCAGGTCGGCCATGCGGCGTGCCTCCAGCTTTTATTTTGCTCGGCGATCACTGCGACAGCCGATAGCTGATGCTACCGCTGGTCCAGGCCGTGCAGTTCAGGCGATACAGCACGCCACGTTCCGGCTCGCTGATGGATAGGCTGCCAGGCGCGGTGAACGTCATCGCGGTCCCCGCGCTGTCTCGCGCGACCGGCACGAAAGTCGTGCCGCCATCGAAGCTGCGTTCGACATTGACGGTCCCGACAAAGGTGCCCCAGAGAACGATATTGAAGCCGCTCCATAAGGCCCGCGATGCGGAGGTTCCCGTGGCGGCAAAACTGCCGCTGAGAACTTCGACGGCTTCATCATTGGCGACGGTATTGCGTTTTCCCATGATCGTTCCCTTAGATTTGATCGACGGGTGCGGCTTCTTCGCCGACGGGCTCGTCATAGAGCGCCTGGGCGGCAGCGATCTCTTCCGCGGCCTTGGCGGCCTTGCGGGCCGCGGCATCGAGCGGTTGCAGATTGCTGCCCGGCAGACCGTCATAGTCGACTTCCTCGTCGACTTCGCGCAGGCGGTCGTTGATGAATGAGAGTTCCAAAACCCGGTAACGCGGCATGTTTCATCTCGTCTTGATGGAAGGGATTGGCTCGGCGACGTGCGACCCGGGCCGATCTGCCCGGGTCGCGACGATCCCGCCGTATCAGGTATAGCTGGTATTCAGCCCGCTCGGATGCGTGATATTGGCCTGCAGATCGATGGCCAGGCCGGCGGTGAATTTGCCCGCCGTGAGCGCCGCGCTGGCGGTGTAGATCACACCCAGATAGCGCTGCCCCTTGTTCAGCCGGTTGACGGGTACATCCGCGCGCAGGACTTGGGCACCGGCATACAGTGTCGTCAGGTCGTTTGAGACATATTTGGCGATCGGCACGGTCTGGATCAATGTCGTCGCATTGACCGACAAGGCTGCATCGTCAGCCGTGACGATCGAAAACTGCACGGTGGCGGCACTCGCCGAGGTGACATTTTCCGTGCAGATGATGAAGATATTGACCTCTTCGCCAGGACCGATGTCGCGCGGCGAAACAACCGGCGTCAGCTTGCCGCTATAGTCATTGATTCCGAGATCGATGACATTGGTGGAGAGCGTATTGCCAGAGGCGGTGATCGCCTGGTTGCTGGAGAACATATTGGTGCTATCGAGAATCATGCTGCAAATCCTTCCTTCTTGCGATCAGTCTCAGGAGACCTTCGCTTCACTGTTGAGGAGCTGATCGCACAGGCGGATCGGGATGCCGCGGAAGGCGCTCAGCGGGTTGCCTTGCGCATCTTCGACGGTATGGAAGCCGAGAGTTGGCTTTTCAGTCTGCTGAATATCGGCCCAGGTCTTGACGGCGCGATTCATGTAAAAGACCGGGCGACCCAATTTCAGGCTCGGCACCTTGGCGATCGCCCGGATGAAGAGGCGCTGCAGGTTGACCGGCGATCCACCGCTCAGCAGACTCACATCGATATTGGCGATGCGGACGGCATAGCGCCAATCGCGCACCGTCAGGCCGCATTTCCACTGGTACTTGGTCTGATAGGCCTGGAACTTGCCACCAGTGCCGTCATCGATGGGTGCCGGGGTCGAGACATCCTCGTGGGTGAGGCCAGCCTTGCTCTTCTTCGGATAGATGCCATGAATGGTGCGCTTGCCCCAGACGATCAGCCAGACACTGGTATTGGTGCTGAGGCTGCCGCCGCCATCGATGACATTCACCGAGGTGGGCACGGTGGCGCTGAGGCTGCTATAGCGCGGCGCCAAGCCCATGAAACGCTCGGGATTGGCGGCCGTATTGCCATAGAACAGCGTCTGCGCCATCTGCTGGTTCATGCCTTCGAGGAAGGCTTCGTCCTCCGACAGCCGAAAATCGCTGGCATTGCCATTGAGATCGGCAAGATCCTTGTCGACAATGCTGTAGGTTTCCAGCATGCCGCAGGTATCGGTGATCTGCGCGGTGGTCGATTTCTGCGGTTGGGCGCCTTGATAGAGCAACCGCCAGGTCGCCTGCGGCAGGCCGGTGCGGATCGTGGTCAGGTGACCGGTCGCGAGGTTACCTTCCACCCAGACCATGTCGTCCAGGACCTCGTTGGTCTGTGACAGAATATCGATGACATCCGCGATCTTCTCGTCGGCGGTCATACGCTTTGCAAGATCGGTCAAACTTAGATAGGAATTGCCAATGGTCGCCATTGCTTACCTCTGATGTTGTGTTGCCGAAGCGCTCAGTCGCGCGGCTTCAGCGGGTCATTTGGATAGAGGCGATCGGCACGGCTGCGGCTCTCATGGGCGACGCTGCGCCCCAGAACCAGGCCGTCTTCCGATATCGCCTTGCCGATGCGGATGAAGGCGCGAATGACCTCGGGATGATTGCCGGCACCGCTAAGATTGAGGGCCTGACGCAAGGCATCGCCACCGAAACGGTCAACCGCTTTGGCCGCGATCCCGAGATTGCCCGCTAATCTGGCACCGCCGATCTCGCGGTCATTCTTGACCTGTTCCTGCCAGGCTTGCTGCGTCTCGGCCCAAAGCTGATAAGGCTGCTCAACCGCCTCTTTCAGCTTTGCGGCATAGAGATCGACATAGCTTTGCGCCCGTTCCTGACTGAGGCCGTCCGCGGCAAACAGCTGCTTGGCCTCCTGCAGGGACTGCGGGTCGATGGCGACGCCGTCCGGCAGGCTGAAATCCGCATAAGCCATGCCGGTTTGTTGCGCCGCCGCCTCGGCTGACGCACCCTCCCCGTCTTCGGCTCGCGGCTGCTTGTCCGTCGCCGGGGATGCCGCCGCATGATCGGCGCCCTCGGCTGCATGGCCAAGCATCGTCTGGCTATGGGCGACCGCTTCGCTGGTGGACTGCGCGGTGTCGATGTCAGACATTGGATGGATCCTTTCGTGCCTCTTTGGTCATGGTGACATAGAGATCCGGGCACAGCCGGTTGACCTGCTCCAGAACCCAGAGGCCGATCTGCCGCTTGCCTTCATTCATGAAGGTGTAGCTGTTGCCAGTCATGATCGGCTGGAAGACCTGGGCCTCCGCCAGCAGGCGCCAGACGAAGGCACGGAAGTCGCGTTGCTCCATCAGGCTTCGGAAGGCGTCGTCTTCGAACCGTTCCCGCCGTCGGATGCGCTCCTTGCGCTCGCCGACCTGTTGCGCATCGCCGAGATCACCGGTCTCGCTCATTTGCCACCCGCTGGATTGCCGGCGCCCAGCTGGCCGATCACCTGATCAAGCGCGCTGCCGCCATTTCCGAGCTTCGTCTCGGACAGGGTCTTGGCGCCTTGCGCCGCCTGTTGCGCCATCGCCGTCGCTTGCTGCTGTTGCTGTGCTTGTGCACGCGCGGCGCGCGCTTGCCCGACCTGGTCGCTGCTGAGCACAATGCGTGGTGAAATGCCCAATGCTTCGCCATATTCATCGACGGCTGCATCGAAATCGATTTTGTCCAGCACCTCCGGTTTGGCGCCGGCCAGATTGCCGACGAAGCCGGCGATGCGCTCGATGCTGCCGGTCTCCGCCGCCTTTTGCGCCTGGGCCAAGGTCGAGATGTAATCGATGTCCAACGCCTGGCCGCGCAGCTCCTGCGGTGGCTCCGGCAAGAGGCCGTTGCTCAGCATGATATCGAAGATGCGGTCGATGGCCGGATCCAGCAGCTCGTCATGCAGGCGTTCCAACACCGGCCCCAGCATCAGCAGCTTCTCCTGCTTGCGCTCGACGATCTCCGTCGCCGAGCGCACATCGTCCAGCTGCGAGATCATGAGGAAGAGATCGGCAAAGAAAGCCTGGTTGATCTGATGGCGGATGTCCTCGATATCAGCGCGCAATTCGCCAAGCTCGATATTCACCTGATAGGCCGGCGCGAATCCTGCCTGCGAGCCGTTGCTGGGCGTATAGGTGATGCCGCCCGGCAGCACCGACATCTCCTGGTTCTTCATCTGCACATTGGCGATCATCGGCGGATTGACCTGCTTGGCGATGCCCTGGGCCTTCTGCTTCTGCTCGAATTGCAATTGCCGCACGAAGGGCAAGGCATCCATGCCGGGCGAACGGCCATAGACCTCGGCGCCGGCCAGATGCCAGCGCGCCGCCTGAAAGGGCCTGTCCTTGAAGCCGCTGATGCCCAGCGCCCGTTCGCTGCCGGGCTCCCAATAGACCGAGCGATATGGCATGTTGCCGTTGTCGATGCAGCCAATCACCCGCCGGTCATTGGGCTCGATGGCATGATAGACACGATATTCCTCATCCAGCTGGCCATCACGGAAGCGCTGCTGCACCTGGTCGGAACAGTTTTCCAGGCCGAAGCGCGCCACCATGCCGGCGACACTCATGGTGAAGTCGCGATAGAGACTATCAACCGTCAGCCGGTGATCCTGGGCGATCAGATAATCGCCAATGGTCAGCGGGTAACACCGGATGACATCCTTGTCGTCTTCCAGGATCAGGTTGACGGCGGTCCCGAAGACCGCCAGCTCTTCATAAAGCGTGGCGAAGGCGTTGTAGAAGTTGGACTTCGCCATCACCCGCAACATGCGCTTGCGAACCTCGTCCAGCCACAATTTGACGGGCGCGTAATCGGCGAGCTTCGGATCCGGCAGGCTGAGGCGGAACCAGGGGCGCGCCGGCGAGGTGATGCCGGACATCAGGCCGGACGCACAAATGCGTGCTGCGATGGTGCCGGTGCTGTCGATGATGCGCTGGTTCTTCTTGCCGCCGCGCACCGTGTCATATTGCCCGTTGATCAAGGCGCGGCCGCGTCGCGGCAGGATGACATCGCTGAGATCCTGCCAATGCGTGAGATAACCCCGCCGCTCCTCCTCCAGCGCTGCCTTGCGCCGGTTCAACTGGTTGAGAAGATCCGTTTGCTGTGGTGTCGATGCCGCCGGTGTTGCATCAGGGTCGCGGCGCCCGGAAGCCCGAGCCCTTTGGCGGCCGGCGGAGCGGCGTTGATCATCTGGCTCTTCATTCATCACCGGATCATCTGTCCTGTTCGCAAGAGGTCATGGATACAGCAACAAGGTCGGCTCCCTCGCCCCGCTGCAGCCGGTCAGGCGCAGTCGACCAGGGGGAGGCTTCATCGAGGTTTGCATCGCCACGGCGAGCGCCGGTCGTGGAAGGCGATGTCAAAACCGGGACGAGGGAGCCCGCCAGCGCCGGGGAGGCGGCGCTGATTGTTGATGCTTGAATCGAATTGAACTGGTCCTCAGGGGCCGCCGGCCGGTGCTACTGTCCCAGCAAAGTCTTGGCGGTGGGTGCCGCGCTGCCCAATCCCTGGCCATTCGTCACGATGGTACTGGCGGCGCCACGCGCGGCCAAAGCGCGGGCCCGGGCGTCATTGCGCGCCTTCACCACGGCCTGGTCCTGCTCCTGCGGCACAGGTGGCGGCGGCGGCGGTGGGGCTGGCGGCTTCGGTGCGGATCCACCCATGCACATGCTGCTTCCTTTCCCGGCCCGGCGGCGCGGCTTACGATGTTGTGTATTTCCCAATATTAGAACAGTGATGCTATAATCGCAATACAAATCTTTCGTGTTGCGAAAAAATCTTCGACACATGCGGTATGGACGGAT